CGAATTTGTTTAAACATAAGTTGACCTAGGTTATCCAACTCTTCAGTTTTAATCAATGCTACCGCAACGTCTGCAGTCATCATAGTTGCATAACTTTCTGATACATCAGTCATATCTGGGTCTGAAGAAGTAGCTCCGGACCTACCACTTTGAGTTGCACTAACAATAGGAAGATTATGCTCTACTGCAAGTGCTCTCATTTCTTCAATGACACTCTTTATATAAGTGTAAGAGTTTACATTAGAGTTTTTCTTATATCTATTAGAAGCACAAATATTTAAATAATCAATAAAGATTACATCAGGATGAAAATGTTTTTTGAGTGCAAGTTCATTAAGTAGACCTTTAAAATGTCCTACGTGAGCGGAAGAAGTTGGATATTCTTTAATAATTAGCTTTCCTTGTGTTTTTTGAGCTAACTTTACAATTTTATTTTCGAATTTTTCTTTTGATAATTTATCTAACTCACTGATATTAACATTTAGTAAATTTGCATCAATTCGCTGAGCTATCTTTTCTTCAGCCATTTCCATACTGATATACAAAACATTTTTATTCTGCGCTAAAAATGAAGCAGCAAAAGAACACATTGTTAATGACTTGCCAGCATTTGGTGGGGACATAATCAAAAACACAGTCTTTTTTGACAATCCTCCACCAGTAATTTTATTGAAATAATCTAAATCAAATGGAAGCTTTTCTTCCTGCCTGTTGTAATAGTCATATCGCCTTTCATAATCTTCAATCAAATCGTGGCCGATATGTTCGTCAAAAGAAACGGAAAGAGCTTCTTGTAGGATAGTTGGTATTGCATCTCTACCTTTAGTATCATCTCCACCATCAGCAATTTTAATACTCTCCATTAGTGCAAGATATATTGCACGGTCTCTACACCACTTTTCTGTGGTGTCAATTAACCAAGCTAAATCTACATAAGTATCATCTAAATTTTTAATATAATCACATATGGTATTATATCCATCTTGATTAATATCAGTTCTTTTTTCAGTTTCAATTAATAAAATTTCCTTTGTTGCTAGATCTTCATATGAAACAATAAACTTACTTATTTCTTCGAATAATATTTTTTCGTGAGAACTATCAAAATATTCTGGGTCTATGAAAGGTAATACTTTTCTGCAGTAATCATTATTAAATAGTAGATTTCTTAGTATAGTAGTTTCTACTTTTTCCGTCATTTGTAATGTAAATAAGTTTGTAATGTATATTTTGGAATATCAATTGGAGCAAGTTCCTGATGTGGAAAAAGCCAAAATGGTGGATATATCAATAGCTTACCTACTTCAGGTTGAATAGTCAAATCTAAGAAATTTGTTTGTCCCCCGGTGTTATTATTCAAATAAAAATTAAAACAAAGAAATCTTCTTGCATCATCATAAGATTTTACATCTATAAACGCATCTACATTGATTTCGTCATCAGGAGAAACTTTTTTGATTATAAATTTTTCAAATGAATTCATCTCTGGAAATACTTTTCCATAACAATACTTATAATATTCGTTGCGACTATTAATAACTATTTTAAGAACTTCAGTATGAATACTTAGTATTTCTTCACTAATATCTTTTATATCAGTTAAATTTACTTCATCAGTTTCATTTGAATATTCTTCAAATAAATTGATTAATATGTCGCAACTATTTGAATTTAATTTATCGTTATGAATATGAATAAAGTCAGTTAGTTCCGCCATATGAAAACTCCTTAGTAGCTGCAATGTCAAGTTGTTTCATTATATCTTCAGTAAAGAACCTTTCAGGTTCCGCGTATATGGTTTTCCCATAATGAAGACCTTCTGGGGTTTCATACCTTGTTCCTACTTTTTTAAATACTTCAAACTTTTCTGCAAGGTCCAATAGTCCATAATACTTATCTAATCCTCTTTCATCATAATAAAGACGTATTTCTGCATCTTTATTTTCTTTACTTAGTCTAGACTTAAATGTTTTTGCTTTAATAATATTCCCAACTACTTCAGTCCCATCTTTTTCTTTAGATTTAGAAAGTTCAATAATTGTAGATGCAGCATACTGCAATCCGGAATTATGAGTGACTACCCCATTTTCAAGAATATAATTTTCATATTTATCCACAGTGATATCAAAAACTTCACCGGAACCAATTCTTTTAATCGACTTTACTGTTTTGGTCTTCATAGGTATTTAATCTCCGTTATGTTATAATTTTTGTAAAATAGTCCAGTACCAATTTTAATCTATAGATAAAACTAAATCCTCTTCTTGTAAATCTTTGGCCTCAATCCAGTTACCATCAATAAAAAATTTATGCTCTGGGGTACAGGTAACCTTATATCCATCATCAAATTCTATCTGTAAAAGTTCTTTGTCCTTAAAATTATGAGTTTCTAAAACTTTCATAAACTCACCTTCTTTTGTATATACAAAATCATTTTCAGTTATATCTTCGATATTTTTATATCCCCCGCGAGTAAAAATTTTAGTTCCGGGAGATAAACATCCACCACTTTGAACCGTAGGTGCCCCATAACCACCAACATTTGCATAAACGTGATTAGTTACAATCATAGGTATTTCAGCTTGCCCTAATTTTAAAGTAAGCATTCTAAATGCACCTTTGATTAATGATGCTTTAGTCATATCTCTAACTTCTTTTTCTGCTAGAGCATCTCCAATTTCTTTATTTGTAGAAAGCATTCCTAAACTATCAAGCACAAAGAAGCAAGGTTTTCTATCATCTTTTGGTTTTTTCATATACATATCTACTGCCTTGAGAGCTTTTGTTCTAAACTCTTCAACTGTAACTACATTAATTACTACAATCCGAGTTGTATCTAGTCCCCTACCCTCTAGTAGAGATTTTGTGATCGCAGCTTCGGTATCAAAATATAAACAATATCCTTCTGGATTTTGTTCCAAGAAATGCTTTATAACTGCCAGAGCAAAGAAAGTTTTTCCAGTAGAACTGGCTCCAGAAATAGCAGTAATTTTATTTCCAGATACTCCACCAAAGATACTTCCACTTACAAGGGCATTAAAAATATAAGAACCAGTATCTACATAATTTTCAGTTTCGTCAATTTCAGATGCCAGAGATGCATAATCTCCTCCAATCTCAGTTATAATATCTGTAAGAAAGCTCATTTTATACCTCAACAATAAAAGTTAGTAAGATTAATTTTTTTCTCAGATTTCCATCCAATGGCATCCAAAATATTAGTTAATGGATCGAGAAATGCCTTATTGAACTGAGTAGTATAGTCTACATATTTCTCCAAATCAAGTTCTTTTGGAAAAGTTTGAATGAATGATATCGCATTTTCGTGAATTGGATTTGGAAGCGTCATATAACAATATTTAATTTTTTCTCCATTTTGAATTATTGGATATTTATGATCTAATTTTTTCTTGCGAATATAATGATTGTATAGTAATGCTCCTCTAATTTGAAATGGAGTTCCTTTTTTATAAATGCTTATATTAGAACCATAAACATCTAGTTTATTTACACCCCTTGGAAAAGAAACATCTTGAATGGGAAGCGACATAAACTTCTCTTTACATTTGACAATATACTTAATCATATCATCTTCGGTTCCTGTCATCATAATTGGAACTGCATCTCGAATCATACTTCTACATATGGCTGGAGTAGAAGATTTTATGGCCTCTAGTCCTTTAATTTTAATTTTAGGTTCATCATACCTAACTCCTTCATTATCCCAGACATTAAGAATATATCTTTTCTTTGCAGTCCAGATAGCTCTATCGGCAATTGCTTCCCGTTTCATATACAAAGTGTTTTTATACACATTTGTATATTCAGATAACTCATTAAAGGATTTATTAATATATTCCTGAAATGTAGTATTGCAAATTTTATCTAGAAAATTAATAATTTTAGTTTTATCATCCAACTTATCTTTAAATATTTTATCCACTAAAGGTTTAAAATTTAAAAATGTAGAGTCAGTATCTAATGCGATAACATAATCTCTATCTTCAGTTCCAATAATTTTATTGAGATAAATATTCAACTTAGTTTCAATCCATTTAATAACTGTCTGTCCGGAAAAGGTAATCGCTTTTGCATTGTCTAATCTATAATATCTAAATCCACAATTTCCCAGAGCGCCATATAAACTATTGAGACAAATTTTTAAATTTTGCTGAATATTATTATATTCCGAAATATAGTTTCGGAGTTTTTCAGATGGATTTTTTTCATATTCCTGCTGGGCTTCAAGCATCTTTTTCTTGTATATTTTTCTGCGATTAAACATTTCCTCAACAAGTTCTGGGAAAAATCCTACTGTTCTATGATAAAGTGATCCATTTGCAGTCATAGTTAGATTTACCTTCCGTAGAGATTCAAAATCTAACTCTTGGTTGAGAAGTTTATCCACACTTACTTTCATAGAAAGTTCTCGTACCTGTTTGAGTGCCTCAAGTTCTTCTATAATTTCCTCACGGGTCATTTTACGAACATCTTTCCACATTTTAGTTTTCAATAATTTTGTTATGGTTTTTTCTGGATATTCTACGACTATATCATATTCTCCAATTCTCTAATTCTCATATTCAACTCATCTTTAGACACAAGTGTTTCGGGTGATATTGAATACATCATAATTAAAGATGGATATAGAGACGCCAAGTCAAAACTTACTACATATTCATAAATTCCGGGTCTTGGTTCTTTTACATATGCACCTGCAAATTTCTCATCTTTTTCTACTCGGTTTCTGGGTGGTATGGCAATATTTTTTCTCTTTAGATAATTAAAAGTAATAGCGTCCCACATTCTAACTTGAAAAAATACATCTGCAAAATTAACTTTTGCATTATATGCCATCATAATAGCAAGTTCAATGAGTTTCAATTTTTGCTCTAATTTATCTACAAGAATTACGTCTTGTATATTATAATCCAAAAATTTATTCCAATTTTTGGTATAGAAGTCTTTAAATGTTTCATATTCACTGTGGTCTAATTTTTGTTCCCCAAGCTCAACTTCTCCAATATGATTTAGTGCATAACTTTCTCTGGTAGTATATGTAAATTTTTTATATAAGTCTATGTAATCTAAACTGGCAATACCTAAAATTTCACATACAATAGCAATTCTTCCGGTGAAATCCAACTCCTTAGACGAAACTTGTTTCCAAGGAGATAGCC